TGCATGGGATTACCTTGACGAATCCTGGGACATGATTCAGTTCGGTATGCGCCTAGGTCAGAAACCTCTGATGCTATGCACCACAACGCCTAAGCCCAAGCCACTGATCGTGGATCTGGTGAACAGAGATGGGGAGGATGTGATATGTACCAAGGCCAGCACGTACGATAACATCCACAACCTCGCCCCATCGTTCCAAGCGCAGATCCTGCAGTACGAAGGCACGAAGCTCGGCAGACAAGAGATCTACGCCGAGATCCTTGACCCTGAAGAGGCAGGCATCATAAAGCGTGCATGGTTTAAGCTCTGGGATAATGAGAAGCCACTGCCTAGATTTGAGTACGTGCTTCAGTCTTATGACTGCGCGACCAGTGACAAGACTAAGAACGACCCGACGGCCTGCACGGTGTGGGGTATCTTCAGGCCAAGTCCCGACAAGTCTATGAGTGTCATGCTCATTGATTGCTGGGAGGAGTATATGCAGTATCCTGAACTGCGACCTAAGGTAATCGAGGAAGCCACCGCCATTTACGGTGATGAGAATGAGTTTGGTCACGGGAAAAAGGTAGACATGATTTTGATCGAGGACAAGTCAGCCGGCACGCAGCTCATCCAAGATCTGCAACGCGCCGGCCTGCCTGTGAGAAGCTACAACCCTGGGAACGCGGACAAGACTACACGCCTCAACATCGTGGCTCCCATCATTGCCAAAGGCCGCGTCTACATTCCCGAGTCCTCGGTCAACGCAGGCATGGCTCGTGATTGGGCCGAGCCTTTGATCAGCCAGCTATGCGCATTCCCCGAGGTTCGGCACGACGACTTGGTGGACTCCACATCTCAAGCTTTAAGGCTTTTGCGAGACTTAGGGTTAATTTCCATCGACCCGGTATACAATCCAGATGACGACTACGAAGAAGATCGTCCTAAGCGGGTAAACCCCTACGCCGTCTAACTTAAGGTGCGCACATGGCAGCAATCTACGATCCGCAAGGTAACATCATAGGCGATGACGGTGGTCCTACACTAGATCAAATGAATCTAGAGCTGTCAAAGCAGAACAGACTTACGCCGCAGCAGATGGAGAAGTTCGTAGCTCCACAGTCTTTGGCATCGCAGATCCCAGGGTATGGCAAACCAACACCACCATCGCAAACACCGCCTGATCCCTTAGGCTCAGCTGCTGGTAACTTCACCGAGTTGGCCACCAAGTTCAATCCGCTGATGATGGCCAAGTCCATGCGTGAAGCTGCAGGTATCATCACCGTGCCAGCTGTGGCTGCGGTCAAAGGTGTTGGTGAAAGCTTAACCACATCACCTGCTGGCACGTTCACATCAGGCAAAGCTCCTGCATACGCAGAGAAAGTTGCCACGCAATTCATGCAACAGAATGCGCCGCAAACACCAATGGCGCAGGAATTCACAAACGCGATTGCCCCGTACATGGCTGATTTGCCTGCGTACCTTGGGCAGCTATCAACCGGCCGCCCAGCATTTACTCCTAATGATCTGCGGGTTATGGGCGCTGAGGCCACGCGTGTAGGCAGGCAAGTCAAGGATATACCTACAGACTTTGTGAACGCGCAATCTGGCATGCAAAGGTTAGACCCAATCACAGGTCAGCCAACATATGGCGCCAAGCTCCAAGGCGTGGCTGAAAGTGTTGGTGACATTGCTGCAGCACGCCGTGCTGAAGGCAAGAGTCTGATCCCAGGGATTCCAGATGTCGTAACCCCTGAGACAAGTCTGTATGCTGTACGACCTTCGGGCTCACGTTTGGCAAGACCTACAGTGCCTAAAGGCGCAAACCTTTCTCGCACTTGGGACAAAGACGTTTTGGATGAAGTCAATCTTGATCCAATGACACCCGGTCGTGCTTGGGACGTCATCGATAGTACTGTGTTGGCGGTAGGCCCACAACGTACTGCGTTTCGTAAGTTCATGGAGAATAAATACAACCAGATGTACCCAGACGCGCCATCGCTTGCTGATGCCAAAGACGCGTTTCAGTCAATGTACAACGACAGAGACGCAAGATCTGCTAAGATTTTAGAATTCTATGACGAGTTTCTTCAAGCGCCTGAAGGCTCGGTTGTTGGCGCAAACAACTTACTTACAGCAACTGAGATCAAAGCTCGGCATGACGCGGCTTCGCAATGGCTTAACAACAATCTGCTTAACTACATTCAAAAGAACGTAGGCACAGAAGGGGACCCGTTGGTTAAAGCCGCCAGTGAAGGTCTTACTTTCTTTCCGCCAGATCAATACGACAGCGCGTCGCAGTCATCAGGCGGTAAGAACTTAGTTGAGCAAAACCGCCGCGCAGGCAATATGCCCGTTGAAGGCAGCTTTGCTGAGCCTATTGCAAAGAAAGAAACTGAGCTTGCTGAGGCACAAAGTAAGCTTAATGAGATTGAAGCCAAGCGTCGTAACTTGTCAGACATTGCCATGAAGCAAGGTTTGCCTGATCCGGCAATGCTGCCTGAGTACGCTGCGCTGACCAACCCGGTGCGCAATGCTGTTCGTGAACGTGACAAGATTGAGGGGCAGCTTGACAACTTAAAGGTGGGGCGTAAGTATGAGGCAGCTGTTGATTACGGCGTTGCGCCTATGACTGCTGAAGACTTCCTTAAAAATAAGCTGGAATACAATGAGCGCCAGTTCTACCCCACTGTACTAAAGACACCTCCACAAGAAAATGTGTACCGCACTTATGGCTCACACTTGGACTCGCTAGGCTTTAGCAGGTTGGCAAACAGCTTTTACAACGACGTCATGTCTGGCGACATACCGCTGGACAAAGTCGGTAAGATGACCGTTGAGAACTACGTGCGCAAAACTGCCAAGACTAGAGTTGAAGAAGAAAGACTTGCAAAAGCTGCAGCCAAAGCGTTTAAGACTAACGCTGAGAATACGTTAAGGCAACGCGCTGCAGCCATTCCTCTTGATAAGACCTTTGGCAACGCGGGTATGATTGAGCTAACTAAAGATACTCCGGAGTACGACATCATTCGCACTATGAGTGAAGACACCGCGGTGCTGGATCACTGTGTAGGCCAAGGCGGCTCCGCTAGAGGCAGTGACGATAGGAATCCATGGTACGGTAATAGCCAACGTTCATACGAGCCAATCCTTGACTTGATAACAGGCCAACCTAACCCACGTGCCACTAGTGCTACAACTTCTTATGTCAATCAAGTGCAAAATGGTGACAAGATTATTAGTGTGCGTGACTTAACCACCGGCTTGCCGCAGGCCACATTGCACCTTGAGCAATCTCGCATTGGCAATAGCGGACAGCAAAAGTATAGCATTGGCTACGCGTCGGGTCACCAAAACGGCGACATTGACGCCAAGTACTCAGGCGCAATTAGGGATTACTTGAACTCGATTGCCGATGACATTGACGGCTCAGGCAATAACTTGCAAAGCCATGCTGGTGTGTTTGATATGTACGACGGCGACTTTCTTAACGCTATGCGCAAAGAGCTTAACATAAGCAGGCAGGAGCTTTCAAAGTATAACTTGGAAGATATGTTGCCTCGCTTTATGACCGTGTCTGATGCGCGCGCTGCAATCAAGGCTGCTAATCTTGTTAACGCAGAACCTGCTAAAGCAGAGTTGATTGAACTGAATGCTGCAATTGAAGATGCATTGCAAGAGCACGCTGATCTTATGCGCGTGGCAAGACGCCGGCCTATGGATGAAGCAGATCGTGAGCACGTTGCTGAGTTGGAAGCCAATATAAATACCATGCGGCAGCGTATTAGAGACTTTGAGCAACTTATGCCTACAAGCGTGCCTACGCCTGCGGCAGCTATGACGTACCGCACGCCGTCACTTGTTGAAGCAAATACTATCATTGGTAGTCTTGATGACGTAGGCAACTCGCAGATGATTGACTTGCGTAATGATGTCAGTGAAAGCGCAAGAGACTTGTTTATGAATACGTATGCAGAGTTGGCAAGGCAACAAGGTCTTACTACTGTGACCATAGACAACATTGCAGACTTTGGACGTGCATTAAGCGGTTTACGTGACGATATAAACGCACAGATTGCGCACAATAGAACAGGAGGCTTTCAAGGTAGGGCAGTTGCCGAGGCTTTCACAAACGTTAATGACGTACTTACTAGGCATATTGACAACTTGGCAATAGGGCCTGCTGACGACTTTGCTGCGCAAGCTGGTGCGTTAATGGCAGAGCCTGAGCTTGATCTCTTTGCTAATGCACCTGCAGCTCGCGGGCCTGATTACTTAGGCATGACGCTGAATGCTGCGCAGGACCTTACTCGTCGAGCAGGCCAAGCAGCTGGTGATGAGATGCGCGCTACAATTCGTGGTATCACTGAAATTGCTCCTCGTGTTGACCCCGTAAATGATACTGCGCAATTCATTCATAGATTGCGACTGTCCGCTGACGACGCTGGGGATCAGGTTGTTACGACAGCATTATATGATTTGGCTAATGACATAGAAACCATATACATGCAGGATCAGGAAAACGAAGCTGCGCCGCCTGTGCGTCAGTTGCCTGCAGTTCGTGCGCCTGAGGATTTTGACCCTGAGACTTTCTTTAGCAACTATGTTGAAGATCTTAGACGCACAATGCCAACTGTTGATCTCATACTCTTTACACGTGAAGTTGAAAACATTGCCCAATTTTTAAGCATGCGCGATAACACTGCTGAGTTTGTAACGCGTCTACGTAGAGCCGGTGATCTTGCGCAATCTGAAATTACTGAGCTTACGCTGTATGACCTTGCAGACCAGCTTGAGACTCGTATGCAAGAGCAACAAGAAGCGCAGCATCAACGTATGCTTGAACCCATACGCGAACAAGAAGTCTTAAACTTACTTAATGACCCTGAGATAGACCCAGAATATTTACGTACAGTAGCACAAGCGCTGGATGGCATTAGTGAATACTGGGCGCCTTTGTCAGAAGGGTATCGTCGCGATGCAATTACACAATTACGTGAGCGTGCTAACTACGGTGAGTTTAACCCTGAAGAGTTTGCTACGCGATTGGCAAATGAGGCAGGGTTAAACTTCGATGAGATGCGTGATACAGTGCAAGCTTTAAATAATGAGCAATTTGATCACGAGGTCTTACGCGGGTTGCCTTTTGCAGAACGTGGCCGCGCGGCGCAGCGTACTGCACTTGCTCTGCAACGCAATATGGGTGAGCAGGCACAAGCACCTGCGCCGCAGCAACTTGCGCAGCGCGACCCAATTCGTGACAATGTGCGTAATGCAGATATACAAAGACTGTTAAATGCGTTAACTACAGACGAGCAAACGCGAATCTCTACAACCATTGAGCAGGCACTACTAAGCAATAACTCTTTTGAAGGCGAGGAAGGCCTAAGCACTGCTAGAAGACTTGCGCAACTAATTCGTGAATACCCCATTGGTTTTGTAGAAGATATGACGCAAGTGGAACGTGAGTTAGTTGCACGAGGCATTGACGCTATTGCAGATGCTCGTGAATTAGGTATTGGCAACCCACCGCCTGAAGGCAACGCCAATGGCGGTCCAGTTCGTGGTTACCAAAAAGGCGGGACTGTCAAGAAGCCTGAGGTCAAAACGCCGTACCTGTTCAGTGTCCCGACTTACTCGGAGACTGTGGCCTATGAGATGTACCCCGGCCAGCTGGGGCAGAATGACCAGCGGGACGCTGCAAGGCACATGTTGGCAGCAGGC